CAACTCTTCGCGAGCTTGACGCTCTGCGCTAAGGTCTGTGGAGTCGCCAACAACTGTAGCTTGTTCACCAAGTGATTCGTCAGCGCCAGACAAATTGCGAGAGGTTGGCTTGACCGCTCCTGCGGCAAGCTCTGTGTTCGCCTCTTCGATTGTGTTTCCGGGGCTCATTCTTCCGCCTGGGCGGTTCGCTGTTCCGCCCGGAAGTTGTCCCATCGCCGCCCCTGAGTTTGGAGCTAAAGAAGCTACATTGTTTTTACCCTCCATTAGAGTTAGTGGCGCATCTACGTCTTCAGGCTTTGGAAGACCTAGTAGCTCGGAAACTGTGTCAGCTTCTCGGCTCAGCGTTTCAACTTCAGCACCCTTATTGCCGTTAGTCTTCGAGCTTACGACGTTACGGATCTTGGCAGACATGCTGTTAGTCGCAGTCTCAAGACGTGCGGCATTTGCGTTCAAAGTTGTAGCTTCCGGCAACTTGCCTTCTGCCGACATCTTTTCTGCATCAGCACGCAGGCGGTCGATCGTTGCGCGGGCAGAGCGGACCAACTGCACATGGCGTTGCATCTCAATGCCTTCACTGACAGGAGCTTTTGCGTCTACGCCTGTGATGTCTTCGGGTGCTACCTCTTGGTCTTCGAGCTCGGCCAACCGGCGAGCTTCGACTTCGCCGCCCATGCGATCGTATTCGCCAAGAACAACTGCCTCGCTGTCGAGATCAAGTTCTGGTACGTCTGAGTCAGCGATATCGATTGCCGCTCGTGAAGCCTCTTCTGATGCTTCTTTAGCGCCGCGAATAGCGCCTGATTTTGCGCCCATTCCTGCCGCACCGATGATGCCGGGAGCGGATAGAGTCCCTTGAAGCAAGCCACCTGTAGCGGCGGCGACGCCGGTTTGAAGTAGGCTTGTCTCGTCGCGCAAGCCAAGCTCTACGTCTCGATTTTGCGTCATGGTGTCGGCTACAGCTTCAACACCAGCACCAATGCCAGCCTCGTAAGCCAAGCCTTTCTTTACGCCTGCCTTGAAACCGCCGCTGGCGGCTTTCTGAGATCCCTGCTTTGCAAGTAATGCGGCGGAGCGTGATGCGACTGTTGCCGCCTTAGCACCGGGAATAAGGTTGGTTACGTCAAGCGCTCCGGCAACTAGGTTTTGCCCAAGGCCAGCAAGTCCGCGTCCGCCTTCTTCATAGAAGTTTGGAAGCGCGTCATACACAGCTTGTAGACGAGCAAGACGCACGTTTTGTGCATCACTGTCTGTTTGTGAATTGTAGAGATCTTTGGCGATCGAGACTGTATTGACATTACTCCATGTACGGTCTTCCATGAAGTGATCGACGAATTCATCAGTGGTGGAGAAGGTTATGCCGTCACGCTGACGATAGTATTCCATGCCGTCGTTGATGAACTGGGCGTTACTTAGTAAGTCTTGCGCTGACTTTTTACTTAGGTTCGAGGCATAGCCGAGGGAGTTACCTTCGCTTGCGCCTTTTAATTGGTTGAGGTTTTGCAGATTATCATCTAACCCGCCGATAAGATCGTCGATATCTCGCGCCATTATGCTCTCCAGTTACGCATTGGTGACTGGATTCAGCGTATAAAGACGCGAGTTTTATGTCGTCCTTAGCGAGCGCGGAAGACGTTGTCTTGGAGGTTCGTCAAGCTCACGCCAAATAACTGCTGACCCATAATGTATGGATCAATGTTTAGAAGCTCTCCGTATCTTCTTGCAATGAAGATCATCTGAAGCATTTCTGAATCTGCAAGAGTATCTGAGCTGAAGAAGTCAGGATCTTCAACGTAACGCGGAATTCCGTCGGAAGTAGCTTGGATCTCTCCGCGAAGGAGCCTGTTGGCCTCGTCTCGGATACGTCTGCCGTCGTTGTCCTTGAGTTGCGCTATGTGAAGATTGCCGTCATTTGTTGTAAAGGTAGATTGCAGAAGATCTCCTTCAAGCCCTGTCTCTGGATCGATGGTGTAGATACCAGCAGGGATTCCTAACTCTCGTGCTTGGTCTGGGAGTATTCTATAGAACTCTGTATCAACGGTTTCACCATCTTCATTAGGTGCTTGCGCTGTAACGGACTGGGCATAAGAAGGTCTGCCTTGTGGTTTGATACCACTGATCATGTCAAGCAGACGGCCTGCGGCGGCGTTAGCGAAGTTGCCAGCCTGATCCATACCGTCAGAGTTGAATCTAACGCCGAACCGATTGATCTTATCAAGAACAGATGGACCGAACTGGTTAGCTGATTCAAAGAATGGCTGTAGTAGCGCATCGACCTCTGATTGCGGTGTGTCGATTGGTAGGTTCTGAACCGCTGTGACAACAGCTTGGAACTTAGCTTTGACACTATCTTCGTACTCAGATATGTAGACTTTAACATCTTTGCCCGGTCTTGGACCGAGCTTCCTCTGATGACGAAGATCTCGCTCAACCTGATCTCTCGCGTTTGCGCGAGTAGACAAATTGAACTGACTTACGACAGTTGCGTATATCTCGTTTCTATTCTCTACGCTATCTGAGACGCCTCGAGAGGCCGCATCTATCGCAAGAACAACTTCTCTAGTTCGACCATCAAGATAGAACTGTGAATGTATCTGTTTTGCGACAGAGGTGGCTAACTCGTTATTCTTTAGGTCATCAAGTAAGTTGCCAAAAGCGTCTTCTTGCGCCTGTATCCTTTTCTCGACGATCGTGATTGCATCAGTCTGGACTTGTTTGTTTTCATCGTTCCAGATCTTACCAACCTCAACGCTTGCTTCAGCCTGAATACCCTTGATGAGTTGCTTGTACGCAGGCTCGTTGCCTGTGAACTTGCCGAGTCGATCTGGACGAAGCTCATTGATCCGGTCAAGGATCGCCTGCTCGCGGTTGGGTACATCTGGATCAGTGAGTGCGCGAACAAGAATAGCGTCGTCTGCGACTTCGTCTTTGAACTGAGTTTCTAGCTCTCTGTTGACAACCCGAGTATCTACCGTGACGTATTGGCGTCTCATGCGTGCAGTGAACGCATCGATGTTTGCCGCAACTTCATCATTGGTCATGCCTGAGTTACGCAGTGCGCTTTCTGCTAATGCACGAACCTCTGCTTCTTCAAGATCAGAGAAGCGAGTTCCGTCAGGTAGCCCTGTCTTGAACAGCTCTTCTGCTTGAATCATCTCATCTCGATCCGCTCCACGCTCTGCGGCGGCCAATCGAGATTCTGCTAACGGCATAGCCTTGACAAGAAGAGCATCTACTTCTGCTTCAGTAAGCTCTGTAAGACCCGCAAGGCGCGTCTTTATGAAGTTACGAAGACCGATCTTATCTTCTTCATAAAAGATAATCTCATCTAAAGGTATCTCGCCTATCAACCCGAGCGCTTTTGTTTCTTCTTTCGTCTTAAATGTAGCGGCCCTGTTATTGATGATTGACTCAAGTGCTACAGAAACCTCTTTTGGTTGCTCTCCGATGATCGCCTTGGCTTCCTTGATGTCACGAATTCCGCTAAGACGAGGAAGAAGTTTCTGTACTTTGGTGTCGACAGCATCACGCTTAATCGAGCCGAGGCTGTCGCCAACCAAACCAAAAGCTCTTTCTGCTTGCTCTTTGTCGCCGCCGTACATACCAAGAAGGCCAGCTCTGAATTTACCTACGTCTTCCTCGCTATCGATGTCCATGTTGACGATGTCATCAGAGAATGTCTTGACGATGTTTTCGCGAAGGGATTGTGTTTGGTCAGCTATCTCAGCAACCTGCTTGGTGCGTGACTCAAATGCATTTTGGTTCTGGCGAAGCGCTTGCTCACGAATGACCGTAGCTGAGGGAAGGCGTTGTGCGTCAAAGAAGCTACCGCCAACGATGCTCGACTTGAGTTCTTCAAGCTCTGCGACTGATACGTTTCGACCGTCAGTTGTTGCTTGTTCGATGTACTTACGATACTGCTCCGCATTTTCGCGACGGCGCTTACGGATCGTTTCCCGAGTATTATCTCGTTGTTCTAAGTAGTCTCCGGTAATGTCAAAGCCAAGCATTTTTAACCCGTCCTACGAGGGTAGGTGGAGTCATAGAATGCGGCTTCTTCACTTGGTGACATGGAGCCAGTGACGGTAGAAGACCTGTTTGCATTTTTCTTGGAGCTGAAGCTGAAGTTTTCTTGGAGCTTTCCTATCGTATCTGCTAGGTATTTTTGCGAGCTTCCGGCGTAATCAGAAGCATTGTTAGTGATTGCCCGCTGATCGGTAAGCAAGTTGTTGTAACTTCCGCCGCTTGAGTTCTGGTTGTAGATATCCCTATCGAAATCTGCCGCAGTGCCATACACAGTACCGACCTCGTCCAGTGTTGCATCTCGTCCGTAGTTCAAGGTGTCTGCGTAGTTACGCGACTGGTTTATCGCCGCGTCAAATGCGGCTTGCTGTAGGGCAGGAATTTCGGTCGCCGCCTTTCTCGCAATCTCTGCTTGCTGGTCAGTGAACTGTGTGGAGTTGTCCATGCCACGCGAGATGGCGTCTGCGAACCCTTGTGAGGCGACTGTACCGACAGTTTTATTGTATTCACCCATGAACCTATTCATGTTGCTAACATAGTTTTGGTTTACGTCTGCTGGGCTTACTCCGACTCGAGCGCCTAGTTTTGCGTAAGCTTCCTTTAGGGCTCCGTCAAGCTCAGCGCCTCGCTGTAATGCTCTGTCACGCAAAGCTCTCATATCGGCTTCTCGCTGGGCGATTCGCCCCTGCTCTTGCTGAACTAGATAGCTCTGAAGAGCAAGCTCATTAGCACGAGCCTGTGCCGCATCATCAGCTTGGTTAAACCCCTGATAAATATCTATGAGAGTTCCGACTTTCGCTGGACCCTCTCCGAAAACTTCGAGCATGTCGCCGTAAGCCATTCGTTACCCCATCATTTTCCGGCCAAAGCCTGATCGCAGGTTCATTAAAGATCTTGAAATTGGTCCGCGAGCCATACGCAGTGCTTCACGAGAGCCCGGAACGAACGCCATCTGCTCGTCGTCGATTGGCAAGTTGTACGCTTGGATGTCGATAATCTCTTGACCCGGAGAAGGCTCTACATAGTTAGGGTCAGTCCCTACGTCTGACTGAGCAACCTCTGTCATTACACCATCAACAGGGGCATCCATTGACTGAGGGTCTTCTGGAGATACGATCTGCGCTTCGCCACCGATAAGGGCACGCTGTCCAAATCCTTGTTGGCCGACACCGGGCTCGCCGCCACCGACCATAGGAGCATTTTCTTGAAGCTCGACTGTTGAGTCGGAGCCGACTACTTCAGGAGCTTCTTCGCGACGTTGTTCTAAGAACTTCCGCTTGTCAGTTCCAGCCCGACGGAAAGGGGACTGTCCAAACGCATCATCTGGGCGGCCACCAACAACAGCTTCCATTACGTCTTGAGACCCGACCTCGCCCATATCTGGAACGAACTTCCCGTCCATCTCCTGCTTCTGTCGCGCAAATGCTTCTTTGCCTGCAAGCGTTGAAGACGGAGCCTGAGAGACTTGCTGTTCTGCCCGAGCCTGCTGGATATCTCGCTGTTGAGTTGGGGCTGATCCCTGAGCGCGTGATGACTGCTGGCGCTGTGTACCGAGGCTCTGCCGTGATGCCCCTTGCGCCGCCATATTAGCCACTCGCTGACGCTGAGGGTTTGATGATGAAGCGTTGCCGCCCATAACTAATCTCCTAAACTATGATGCGGTCGCCGTAACCACCTGATCTACGGCGTAATGATCCGCCACGTCTGCTCCGATATTGCTGTACCGGAGTTGCTACTGAATAGGTTGTCTTTCCGTAGTCTCTCTGTCGTCCTCTGGTCAGGTAGGTGATATCAGCAGAGGGCTGTGCGGAAAATACTGGGTTGATGTTCTGTCCTGCTTGGGTGTTACCAGAAAGATCAACTGGAGCGCCTCGCTGTCTGTACGTTTGCTCGATGATCTGTTGCTGTTGATCCTGCGGAGATTCTTGATCGGGATCATCTATAGGAGTGATAACCGGGCTCTGGTCTACGTCGTCGACAACTTCTTGGTTTGGAGGTTGCATCGACCTGTCTGCATTGTTGCTGTCTCTTGGTCCATCAGGGTTCATTACGTCTTCGACAGACAGAGATAGGCTTCTGTTGTCAGGGCCGTACTGATTGCGACCCTCAAACGTCATGTCCATTCCATCTAAGCCGAGTGACTGGCCGAAAGACTTGGACAAATTCTCCGCCCCTACGCCAGCCGCTACGCCGCTGACCACAGCCCCGCCGACTGCCGCGTCGACATTTTGGGTGCTCTCGTAGATGCCTTTTGCCGCCGACATTGCCGCTTGATCGCCAAGCATTGATCCGATCTGGTTTGATGCGAGACCTAGTGGACTGATCTGGGCAGTGGTGATTACATTGCTGTAACCGGGAACTGCTGATCCGTACTGGTTCATCTTGTTGAAGTCCGCAACCATTCCGAAGGGGGTCATGGTGTTCATGACGAAGTCACCGGCCCGCATGCCTACCGTAGACATGCCGATGTTGCCTCTTGGGTCCAGCTCCATGTTCGTGCCGAAAGAGCCAGTTGCCCTGTTGTATCCAGAGGCCAGTGCATTAAAGTCTGATCTAGGAACTGATGAGCCAAGCAAAGCGCCGTTCGGGGTCACTTGATAGCCAAGCTCCGCTAATCCGTATGGGTCTTCAAATGTAGAGAAGTTGCTGAAAGCACCTTCTTTTGCGAGCGCCATACCCAGCTCAGTCTGGAATCCTGCAAGCTCATCGGCTGTGTAGTTTCCGTCTTCAATACCGTCCTCAGTCAATCCTTTTGCTTTGTTGTACAGACTTGTAGGGACTGTTGGCGGGAGGCGCGTGCCCATGTAGTCGGCACGGTAAGGAGTACCCTGAGCTGTCACCTTGTTCATGAAGGTTTGAGCGGCCTCCCTTGACGCGACTTCAAATGCTTCCTGTCGCCTTGCGTTCTCCAGAGCCGCTTCGTAGGAACCACTGCGGACAGGGTTCCCGCTTGTTGACTTGAGGTTCGTGCCTTTGTTTAGGTTTGTATAGCCTTGCTGACGAAGCAGGTCATTGACTCGGTCCGATTCGCCACTTTCTACAACATTTGAGAAACTGTTGATTGCATTTTGCGTATAGCCCTTCGATGCAGTGAAGGCGTTGAAGTTGGATGAGCTTGGATTTGATGCCCCTATTGATGAGCGATCTACGCCGGGAGTTCGGTCGATGGAGTTCGGGATTCCGTCGCCATCGTTGTCGTTTGAGCTACCGCCACGGCCAACACCGCCGTCAGAGCCAGAGGTGACGGATTCCCCGGCGGCGGTCTGCTGGTCCATGTTGTCAAAGTCAGCAGAGATTGCGTCGAGCTGATCCATCTGATCATCTTGCTTGTCTGCACCGCCAGAATCGCCGCCATCGCCGCCTCCGCCAAAGCAGTAAACAGAGCTCTCCATTTTCCAAATGAAGTAGTCAGGTGACGTTTTGTCTGGTTTGTTGAAAAAGTCCATGCTCACAATCTCTTCTGAAAGATTCCGCCTTGAGGCACATACCCAAGAGTTTTGCAGAAGGAGTTCCATCGGTCGTCCACGCCATGAGACGTAGGAGAGAACCACATGATCTTGACCCCCTTACTGCGCGACCACTCTTCAAACTTGCGCATAAGACGAATGCCAACTCTCGTGGAGCTTTTGTAGTCAGGGTCAATGAACATCAGTTGTTCGTTCGCGACGAGGTCATCGCTGTAAATCATTGGTGAAATGTAACCGCTCAGGAATGCAACGATCTTCCCATCCCTGTCGTCAACGAAGTAACACCTGTTTTCCTCTCTAATTGTTCTGATCGCGTACTGTTGCATCCGCTTGATGTTGATCGGATGGTCGCGAAACATTGGCGAGTCTTTAATGAACTTAACGCCAAGTGAAACGATTTGATCTACGTCTTGCAGGATTGCTTCGCGAATCACAGCTTGATCCCGTACTGAGGGCCGAGGTACTCGTACCCTAAGTGTTCGACCAGTTTTGAGAAGTCTTGGTCTGGGCATGCGCTAGGTGCGAAGTACATCCTGTCGCATTTGTTTTCTTCTGCCCATTCACGGAATCTTTTTAGGAATTGAATTGCGTGTCTGCCGCTTCGCTCGCTAGGCATGACGTACATGAGCTCTTGTGATGCGATTAGTGAGTGGCTAAACAGAGCGTCGGTGATTCTTGCGATGAAGAATCCTGTTATCTTTTCGTCTCTTTCAGAAACGAGAAACAGGGAGTCTGGATCCCATAAGACAGCTTCCGCATACTGTCGCATCTTATTGATGTCGAGAGGCATGTCTGAATAGACACTATCGATTACGAAGTGACGCCCTATCTCGACGCATTCATCTAAATCGAATACGTCAGCTAGCCGTATCATCCGATAACAATTCTTGGGCTATTGCCAAAGCCTTGGCGACGGCCACGGGTTCTCAATGCTCGAGAGAATGACGCCGCGTCGTTTTCGTCTACATTGACGTAGCTATATTGACCGGTGTCCTTGTCCTTAACCTTTCTTTTGTATTGAACGCCCGAAGCCATTTGAGGAAGTGTCGGAGCCATTGGAGCCACAGGGAGATCTTGTGGCAAGGTCGCACTTACATTTGGTTGGTCGTTGTCATCAATGCCCGGAAGAGAGACAGGAGGGGTTGTCATTGGAGGAAGATTTGGATCTTCTGGCTTAGGAGCCTCTGGCATTGGAGTAGGCTCTGGTCGCTTGTTGGTAAATTCGTATGCGGCCTTGCCTGCGACCGAAGCGCCGATCAAGCCTGCATTCGAGAAACTTGAGCCAGCCGCTATTGCCGCATCTTTGACGCTCGAAGACTGCACTTTTGTAGTAGGCGAAGAGCTCGAAAAGACATCTCCGATGGCGTCGCCAGTTGCATAGCCTAATCCCGCCGCCGCTCCTGATGCGAGGGCTTGCGTGTTTGAAGATCCGCCCAGCTTAGCGGCCCCTGCGGTGAGCGCACCTGTGGCTAATGACTGACCTGTACGAGTGTTGGCGACATAGTCGAGTGCTTTCGTACCGTATTCAGCCGCTGTCTCGACCCCTTTTTGTGCATACTTCTTGATGTCTTCCCATGTCAAGTAGAACTCTTGAGCGCCAGTTGCTGGGTTGTACTGGCCTGAAGGAGAGCCTACGACAAAGCGGTTAGGGTCTACGCCCATCTGAGACATTGTCATCTTCGCCGCCGCGACCAAGGCAGGGTTCGCCTGCTGTACTGCAAGCGGGATAACCATTTCCCCGGTCTGCGTGTAGGCGAGCGTGTCATCGCCGTTCTGCATTCCGTAGAGCTCGAGAATGTCTGCCTTGTTTGGTACGTTGATCATTATACGTTCACCGTTGCCGCCGCGATGCCTAACTCTAGGTTCTGAGCTGTTGAGTTGTTGGTGACAACAATTTCCAGTCTCTTGCCCTGAGTGGTCGCATCGATTTCAATTACTGTCGTTAAGGACAGGTCTTGCTGTGTTGAGTTTGCTGTGTACGTCTGACCGACTGTTACGCCGTCGACAGACAACTGGATAGTGCAAGACCCAGAAGACGTCTTGAATGCAAGGCCGTCAATGCGGATGGTCTGTTTCCAAAGACGTGAAATGAAGTACGTCTTGTTTGATACAGCCGCGCTGTTGTCTTCCCAAGTGCTATAGAAAGGTAGCGTTACAGTCGAGAAGGTTTCTGGCAACTGATTCACTGGCATCTGGCCAGCAGTGTCCAGAGTTGCTACACCGTTCGCCGCGCCCATGAATGTCTTTGGAACAAGAGCAGATGTATCGATGTCACCGTACTCAAGTGCTGTACCTGTACCGTTGACTCGAACGTACTGGTTTGCATTCGACTGAATGAATGTTGGGAGCGATGATTCTGGTGATGTTTCGAGCCACTGTGTACCGTCGTAGAACTTCAATACCGCAGGAACCTGAGATACGTCTAGCCACAAGTCACCAGTCAGGGGTGCTGTAGGGGCTGTGTTTGACGAGATCAGATTGGCTTTTCCTGACAAAGAGTTGGATAACTGGAACACCTTAGTTTGAGGTATCTCGTTATCATTAACAGATAGCTTGGTGTATCTGATGAAACCTTGGTCGTCAGTGTATTCATCCTCAAACATGAGGCCAGCAACAGTCTTCAATGCTTGGTTCTCAACCGTCATGATAGTGACCTTGTCACCTTCGTTCAGTGTTGAGTTGAATGTGACAGTGTTGCCGTCTGGGTTAGCAAGGTAGTCGGCGCTACCGCCTTCCTCCTGAAGAATACCGTTACGCCACACCAAGATCCGCTCTTCCGCTGTGTGCACGAAAGGTACTGTTGGTGATGCGCTGGCCAAGATGTCGTCTCGGCGGAAGTTAGTTACTGACTGAGAACGGATCGAGTAGATCGTAATCTTGTCTTCTAACTGAACGCCGGGAGATGGCTCTGAAATTGTGATAGTTCCAGCTTGCGAGTCTGCAACATACTCAACTGGATTAGTTGAGCTAAGGAGCAGACCGTTACGATAAACAACAACGTCGTCAGTAGAAGGATCGAAAGTGTATGAGATTACATTTGCTTCTGCCGCAAGATCAGCAAGAACTACTGTTGCTTCAGCTCGAGTTCCCTGTGCGTTCTCTGGCGCTGAGATCGTCACGGTTGGAGCTGTGATGTAGCCACTGCCGGGATCGGTTACTGTGATTGCAGTAACGGCTCCATCTGTTACTGTCGCTGTCGCTGTGGGACGAGAGCCTAAGATATCATCGTCTGGCGCAGAGAATGTCACGGTTGGCGGAGAACCTGCTTCGTAAAGCGTGCCGCCAGTTGTGACAGTGAATTCGCCCACGCCTGCCGTGACGAGTCGGTCGTTTCTATTGAAGAAGAATGGGCCTTCGATTGTTCCTGCGTTTGATCCAGATGGACCGCGCAGATCGCCAATATCGACTAGGTTCAACCAACCTTCTTCTGCACTGTTGTACTGGCCGACTCGATACTGAAGGCCGTTCTGTGAATCAACCCGTAGCTGGATCGGTCCACGGAAAACACCTTCCTCGTCAAACAGGATTCCAAAAAGCTCACCGACAGTCTTGTTTCCGAGCTCGGCGGCGTTGATGTAACGCACCAAGTTCTCAAAGTCTGTGTGAATGTTACCCGAGTTCACATAATTCTGCGGGTGTTGTTGTCTAAGTCGCGCCATTAACCTGTCCTCACTGTCACCGCAAAACCGATGATTTTTAGAAGTCCCTTGCCTCGTGTGGTGAATCTGAATTGAACACCACGATAGCGATGCTCAAACTTCCTTTCATATTGTCTTGATAGCGGAACATCAGGGAAGTTGTCGTCCGCCGCATCATCTTCGATCGTGATCTGCATGGCTGACAGATATCTGCCTCGCTCATCAAATGCTTCGATCTGTAGCTCACCCTTACCAGTTGCCTGAAGGATGAAGCTGTAACTTTCTTTTATGTCGTTGATTGCGCCCTGCCAGAGTATTGGTGTTGTTACGACCATCTCTGGTGAGAACTCGACTATGTCTTCGATTCGCTTACGCTCCCAGACTCCGCCCGGAGTGCCAAGAAGCGTGTTCGGTCCGAGCTTCGCTCCGCAACGAGCATTAAGGAAGTCTCCTGAAGACCACTTGGATTCTCCGCCCTGTACTGGTGACAGCGAGAGAGTTAGTCTTTTTGTGATTAAGTCGGATATCGGGAAGAAGACGTGATACTGCCCTTCGTCTTGATCGTAAAACGCACTGATTTCCTCTAGGTTATCCACCTGCTTCACTAGATCTCTGTAGATTAGATCGATCTTGTTCGACATCGGGATCGTGTAGATTGTTACCCCGTTTGTTTCGCTTCGTCTGAGTGAGTGGATTCCATCTCTCGAACAGAAGAGAAGATCTGCGCCAGCCTGCGTAATCGTGTTGTGGCTGATGCACCCGACCTTGATGTTTGCTTTGTCGTCAATCTGCCATTGGGTGTAGTTGGGTGAGAGTTGATAGACCAGAGTCTGGTCGTTTGTGAAAACCGCAAGGCGGCTGTTTTCAAATACTCCAAGTCCTGTGATCTCATCGGCAGTTCCTATGATGTTGCCAACGTCAATATCAGCGGCTTTCGTTACCTGAGTCGCTGTCGGATCTTCGTCTTCGGTAAAGATTGTTTCCTTATCAACTCGACTGAAGTCAATGATTGTCCGCTTACCCGGCTGTCCAGCTACAGCTAGTCGGCGCTGAATCGACACGATGTAAGCTGGTCTCTGGTCGGAGCCTGATTCGATCTCTTCCCACTTGAGGCCATCGTATTGGTACATGGGGAAATCGCGAGAGGCGAACACAACCTTATTGTTAAAGATGGTTGATGTGGCGACAGCGTTACGAGGGTAAACTTCCTTTACGATGTGAGCGCCGTCACTTGCCTGAATATCTGTGCGAACGACGAATATGTAAGCAACATTGTCATCTTGGGTATTCTGCTGGAACCACTCATAGAACCATTCAAAGTCCTCTAGTTCGGACTCGCCATGGGTTACCGTTATTCTGTTAAATGTGTTGTCCGCTGACACCCTGACTACTTCTTCGCTTTCCTCTGTATCAGGATCAACGACAGTCTCGAAATAGGATGCTGGTTCGTACCCTCTTGGGAATGCTACCGTCAGCGAATAACTTGCCTCGCCTACCGTTTCTGTTGACCAGTTGAAATCTGGGTACTTTGGCTCGCTTGCTGTCTCTTCCCACGTCACGTCGAAGTAAACGTAGTTACCGAAAGTCTGCGCTCCATTACTTGGGATCTCAATAAGGTCATCTGCGTCTTCGTTGAACTCAGCAAGTATTAGTTGTTGTGGGTTCTTAATGTCGCGCTCAGATCTAAGTGTTAGTCCGCCGCCATCTTTTTGAACCCACACAGCCAGATCTCGGCCGAAGAAGTTGACGTGAGTTACGACCTTGTTGCCATCAGTTCTTTGTACTGCGCCCGGATCACGAACAAGAATGCCTCGCCAATCAGCAAAGCCGTTCGAGATATCCATAAGGTGCTGTTTCTGCCCAGTATCTAGTGCGCCGATATCACGCGACGCATCAATACCTTGAAAGTCTTCGTATGGGTATACCTTGATACTTACGCCAGATGGCGCATACGTCGTAGACATTTAGTACCTCGAGGTGTCGTATGCTTGTGTTCCAGAAGGTTTCTGCGACTTATCCCAAGGAGACATCTCGATCTTTCCTGAGCCGAACTTCCGGTAGTAAAGAATCCGATTCATCATCTTGAAGTACATTGGGCCGTAGGCTTCGATCTTGTTTGACTGCTGTTGCACTGAGTAGTGGTACAAAAGGCCAGCAACCATGATGTTATCTGGGATGTCTCTGGTTTCGCTTGGGTGTGTGTAGTAGTCGATCTCAGGGTTATCCCAGTACGGATGAGAGCGAAGGTCTTCAAGGATAAGGTTTGCAAATTCAACAAACATCATCATGACTTCGCCATCTACCGTGCCCGGATGCATGTCGCCATAACGTCTTAACGTCTGGAAGACCAAAGCCTCTAGGTTTGAGTGAGGCGAATTGAGATGAGGGTTGTTTGAAGAAAAGCGATTACGCCCTTCCTGATTTAGCGTCTCATCTCTGTGCGTAGACTCAATCTCGTTGGCAGTATTTGCATTGACTGGTCCACGGAGGTCTTTTGCTCCGGGTGAATTAGTTCGACCCTTTACGTCTTGGTGAGACGGGAGATCATTAGGAGGAGCTTCTCCCGCTATCGAGTCGTATGTGCGAGGAATCTCCGCGTTCGAGGAATCCTGAGATCCTGTGTACGGGTCATTCGCGTCGCCTGTAACGCCTGATGCATATTGAGAAGCCATAGATTACTCCTAGTCTGCTTTTACGATTCGCTTTTTGACGACGAACTCGTGAAGGTCGAAAGCGTCAACTAGATCAGTAGGTACTGACCAGATTAGATGCTCCTTCTCTTTGTCCCAGTAAGGCGTGATCTTTTGGTTGCGAACACGAATATCGAAAGGCTGAAGTTCTTCGTTTGCCGAAACGTACAAAACTTTAGATGGTTTCGCTGGAGCGGCTTTTTTAGCTACTGACTTAGTCGCGGCAAGTTTGACTTTCGCTGAAGCCTCTTGACGTTCTTCGTTACGATCCATTTTAGGTCTCCATAAAAAACTAAGGCGGGGTTTCCCCCGCCTCAATTTAGTCATACATCTGAACTAAGAGTCGTCCCTATTAAGAGACAGCGCCCCAGTTCTTGATGCGGTGGTGTACCTTAGACTGAGTCATTTCCAGACCGCACTCACACATGTACATGTGCTTGACACCGTCGAAGTCTGGAGTCTGGATGTCGCGTACCAACTGAACGTCGCGGCCCTGCATGTAGCGGTACTTAACTTCGTTCATGTCGAGGATGACCATTTCCTTGTCCATGCCCGGAACCTGACGGAACATTGGGTGCATGTATACAAGCAAGTCACCTGCGTAAGTTGTGTAGCGGCTCAACGATACGCCATAAGCGTTATCGATCTGAGTTGGTTGCCAACGGTTCTTACCGATTTCCATGAGGTTCGAGATAACTCGAGCACCACAGAAAGCAACTTTTTCTGGTGAGCCATACGCGAAGATGTCTTCGATAAGAAGACGGTCAAACTCTTTCTCAGTGATTGTGTTTGCAGTGTCAAAACCTGACGCCGCGTCAGACACGTTAGTGATCTGAGTAGTCAATCCACCTGTGAAACGAGTTGGCTGTGCTGTGTTGCCGTTCTTCTCGTGACGAACACCGAAGAACATTGCACGCTCAATGTCAGCCATGTGTAGCTTGAGAGCCTTAGTCAACTGCTCCTGCTCCTTATCACCAGTACGGAGATAAGTGTTCTGGAGTGTTCCGCTCACCTGCACCGCAGTCTTGAAGATCTGGGTGAAGTTGAAGTCGGTTGTTGGGTCGAAGCTAATAGCTGTAGGTGAGTTACCACCTTCTGAGTCAGCAAAACCAGCAATGATCAAGTCGTCGTTGTCGCCGATCGTGTAGCCAGTGCCACCGATGTTACGCTCAACAGTCAACGTGTTTGTGCCAGTGTTTGCATCCGCAGATGCACGCATGATTTCGCCAGTCGCTACGTTCTGAAGAACAGTACCCGCAACAACGAATGCTTCGTCGTTTGAGTTGTCTACAACGATAGTGCCTGTAGAAGTATCAGCAACAGCGCCGTTTACCTTCAGCTTACGATCTGGAAGCTCATCACGGAAGTGGTTGAACTTTGGATCGTCTGTAGCTTCAGAGCCAGCCATTGAAAGAAGTGCCTGTAATGGTGCAGTACCATTAGGCTCCAAGAGAGTGAATAACTCTCGGTAGTTGGTGGGACGGAAATCCGTAGTGAACTGCCCTGTCCCACGCAAACCAGTAATTGCGGTCATGATATCTCTCCTATGACGCAGGTTTGTTTCGTGGTTTTAGGTGGTCACAGCTTTTTGTTCTGGCGACTCGATTCGCATATCAGATAGCTGGTTCCCGAGACACACAACTGTGGAGCCGTAGCGCCTGTGTATTCTCATGAAGGTAGTGTGCAAAGACGTAGAGGGACTTGTCGTCCCTCCTTGTCAATTTTTATGCAAGTCCACGCTTACGCATTGCCTGCTGAGCAACGGAATTCATGAATTGCTCGTCTGGGTTACCGGCTGGAGCGGCTCCCGATGTTGGAGTAGATGGGCCTGCGCCAGTGAATGCTTGGCGGCGCTCATTGAGTGCGCGGAGCCTTTCCATCTCTGGCGTGTTACGGTTTGCGGAGAAGTCCTGCATGATGCGACGAGTAAGGTCTCGATCAACAAAATCCTCTACCGTGTAGCCACGGCCATAC